TTATCGGGGTCGTAGTCCTCAAGGGCATCCCAATAGGCTTGCGGAAGTACATCTTTGTCTTCAAGCCAAAACTTCAAATCTTGGTAGTCGAAAATCATATTCCCAAAAGTTCAAGAGTCCATAGAAACGCCCAAAAAATGACGGCAAGGCCGAAGCCCGTAGCGATAAGTGAGAGGATGTGTTTCATTCTGATTGGTTTTAAATGATACCCAAATATAGAACAACTTTTGAAACTATCAACACCGACATCAACAAAATGAGTCGATTTACCGATTTTGGTTATTCATTGAATAAAAAAGAGGGCTATTTGCCCTCCTTCCATTTGGCGTAGCAGATTGCTAACGCCTGTTCAGTTGATTCAGCTTCTTGGGAAGTGACCTCCATACATCGCTGGATGTAGTCGGCCTGCTTCTCTCCAGCCTTAGGTTCTGGTATTGGCATTTAGATTGGTATTTGACATATGAAGGAGCGATGCTTTATCACTTCTTTTAGGGGTGGAATCCATCCGAGTGCATTGTCATCGCCTGTTGCCGAGTTGCCAGCGGTACGATATGATGATGCAAGCAGGTGGTCGCATAGATTTAATCTGTTAAATACATACGCAATATCCTGCTCTGCCTTTAGGATATATACATAGTATTCGGCTTTGCTCGCTAAGATGCCTGAGTTCTCGTTCTGGTTGGTGTTGCGGTACTCGATGTAGATATTGGGGTTATCTGGATTGCCTCTGCGTTCAGCCCAATAGTAAGCCTTCTCATCGTATTTGACCTCGAAGGTGAGTGGTCTGCGCTCTGACTTGGTAGCCCGTATGTCCCAGTCATAGAACTTAACAGGCGGAGCCTTCTCTATATGGTAGCCTTGAGCAATCAGATACTCGGCAAACTTGTTCTCTCCTATGGTGCCTGCCTCGTTCACTTTTTAATCGTGTAAAATAAGCACTTCTCCTTAGGTACTCGATAGAACTCATCCAAGCCGTTGCGTTCGTTTGTTGCTATCGTTTTGATTTCACGATACTCCTCCTTGTAGATTTCAAACGAGTGAGCCAGCAGCATGGCTTCGGTCTCACCGCAGACAATCACATACCAAAAGTCTCCGTACTTCTTCTTGCGGCCCAAGAAGCTCACCGTGTCAAACTTGAACGAGTCCGAATCGGTGAACGGATAGCCGTGCTTCACCTCAACCTCGAAACCCATCAGCTTGTCGGCTTTGTTATCTAAGGCCATCACGTCCACCTTGTAGTCCTCCTTGTCCTTCTCGATGATGGTGAACCTACCTCCGTGCGATTTCAGCCAGCGTACAAGTACCTCCTTACCCCAATCATCATTGCGGTCATAGGAGGCTTGCACGAATTTTCTGGCGTTAAACTTCATACGCTGCGTGTAGGTCGGTCAGGTTGCCTATCCATTTGCTCCACAACTTAGGTGAGCAGGTGCAGGGCATATCGAACTTGTGGTGGAATACACGGGCGTGAATCTCGGCAATGCGCTGACGTTGGTGGTGCGTGAGCTGGTGCGCTCCGATGATGGTGCTTATAAAGTCGTACTCATCTTTGGTCAGGCACTCAGGGTTGCGGATGGGGAATAGCTTGTTGAGCTTCTCCTTGCGGGCATCGCATCCGCAGTCAACGCCTGTTGCTTCGCTAAACCAATCGACCGCAGCCTTGATTCCTGTGGCGGTGGTGATGGTTTCTACCACGTCACCTAAGCCCTTCGGCTTCCTTCCACGCTTGATAGTTTTCTTCGGTTCGTTCTCTGAGTTCATCTTTTGCGATTTTTAAAGTGTTGCGAAGTGAGTCACGGGAGATGTTGGTGCCTCGTGCTAAGTAACTAACCGAATGCTCAAGGCTCAGCTTCAGCACCTCTCGGTCGTACCAGCGCAAGGCTTCCATCTCATCGTTCAGCGTTTTGAGCAGCTCCTCGTATTTAGCATCCTGCTCGTAGGGGTAATCTTCATTCTCGGCTTGCAGCCATTCATCCAGCTCGGTGATGTCACCGAAGCTAATCTTCTGATATTTCTGCTTGGCGGTTGATAGCTTGATACATAGATTCACGCAGGCTCGGTATACAAAAAAGAAGTTTACCTTGCCTTCTTGAGCGAAGTGGGTGCGGCCTTCGGCCTCCAGCATCAGCAGCCGCAGGAACACTTCCTGCACCACATCCTCTGCCACCTCATAGTCACCAGCATAACCCTTGATAAAGTTTACCAGCTTCTTGCGATTCTCTATGTAGAACGCTTCAATCACTCCAGCTAAACTCGATTATGATAGCACCGAGTGCTACCTGTATCTGGTGAATGGTCTCCTCCTCATCGAGGTAGTCGGTCTTTGACCAGTTCACTCCAATCATCAGGCCGTAGATAGGGTAGATGCCTACGTTAAAATTCATCGAATGTCTTTTTCAGAGTTAAATATAGTTCTTTATATCTAATTAACTCGATGACTTCCTCGTTTAGCCTTTTGATTTCATTTGTCAAGGACTCAAGGTCAGGGTTGTCAATGGCATCAATAGGGTTGGCATCACGCACATCGCAGGCAATCTTGTACGCCCAGTTGTAATCCTTATATCGGATTCTTGCTTCGTGTACTTTTAGGTTGTGGATGACGCTCGAATGGTCTCGGTCTATCACGTCTCCCAATTCCATCAGCGAGGCGTAAGGGCGGTAGGCAACGACAAACGCACCACGAGCAAGGGCGTATTCACGCTTGCGGGTATCACGGTCTGACAGGCCCAAGCGTGTCATAAAAAGGGAATAGTTCTGCTTAATCTTTTGCAGCTCGAATGCTCTTACCGACATTTTGCGTATTTGATTTGATTGGTTTTGAATTTCTCTAAAATGACACTCATCGGAAGGATGAAGTGTTTGTGGTCACGAAGCCTCTTGAAGTGCATATTGCTGCACCATTCCACCAGCTTGTCATCTTTGTCTTGGATAATCGTGTAGTCGATGCAAAGGAACGCCTCGCCATTAGCCTCAAAGCATTCGTACTGCTGGATGGGTGATAGTATCTGCTTCATAGGTTGTCCTCAATTATGCGCTGCAACCGCTCTATCTCCATCACCATCTCCTCGTTGTTTACACGGAGCTGGGCGTTGGCGAGCATCACCTCGTTGAGTTTACGATTGGCGAACAATCGGTAGTCGATAAACTGCTGAAGGAGCTGGTCTGCGTTATGGATGTTCATAACGTGGTCAATCATCTCATCCTGTACCTCACGGCCTTTGGATTTGTCTGCTGCTTCACGGGCAAGCCACATCGCAGTACCAGAGAGCATCAGCTGCTTCTCCCGAATGTATAGGTCGTGTAGTTCTTCAGAAGGGTACATCATTCGGGTCAATTAGTTCAACAGGTTCATCCTTTGTTTGTAGGAGCAAGTTACGCCCATTCATCTTGAATCCGACATTGCCGATGATGGACTGAAGCACGAGCGGTGTTTCGAGTGGCGTTACACGCCCACCTGTTTCCATCTCCTTGACCTTGCGGCAATGTACGTGGGTGTATATCCAGTCTGTTTCGTGCTGCGAGTAGCGGTGGATTACAAGTACCGAGTCGGCTCGGTTGCCCCACTTACCGCCTCCCTCAATGTCAGAGGTCATCGGAGGCATCGGCATCCCTGCGTAGGTGTGGCTCGGTGGGTGAGTCCTACGCATTGCCTCTGTCACGGGGTGGGTGTTTACGATTGTGGTGATGTTGTTCTTGTGGGCGTACACTCGGATGGCGGATGCTACCTCGTAGTGGTACTCGTGCATCCCTGTCTTGCCCAATTTCTTTTGGTCGGTGGACAAGGAGTTGTATGGGTCGATGAGCGCACCTGTGTAGTCCCATTCGTTCTTAATTGACTCCATCACCTCAAGCAGGTCGAAGGCGTTGAATAGCCTGTTGCCATCAATGAATTGGAAATACTCGTTCACGAAGTCGAGCTTGCGGTGCATCGTGAGTTCATCAAGACCTTGTATGGGCTTGCACGCAAGGAACTCAATGAGCTTGCGCTTGAGGCTATGCACATCGTTCTCGCTTGAGTAGATGAGCCACTTCTTGCCGAAGTTGTACGACTGAAGGAGCATAAGGTACATCAGCGTGTGTGTCTTGCCCACGTTTGCGTGGCCTGTGACTACGATAAACTCGCCATCTTTAAAGCGTAGGTATTGGTCTAACTCATATACACCGAGCTTGCCCGTGTCGTAGTATTTGCCTTTCATTGCCCGTTGTAGGTAGGGCAGCGAGGCTTCGTTTGGTAATAGGTCGGGATGTTTCATATCTGATTGGTGATGCTAATATACAAACATATCTCAATAAAAAAAGCCTCCCGAAGGAGGCCTTGTCGCAACTGCCAGAGAAACCAATCAGAAAGGCATATCGTTGCGATTAGCGAAGTGCTGCGTGTGGGTAGCAGGAGCGGCTGATTGTCCGCTCATCCACGCATTGAAAGTCTCTGCGTTAGCCAAGATGGTATTCACATCGTGACTTGCTGCACAGGCGTACTCGACTGCTGCTTTCAAAGCAACTTGGCGGATAATGGAGGCGGAGCGTTCATCACCTGACGATTTCGAAGCGTTGGCAAAGCTGCCTCCCGAACCTCCATTAAATCCACCAAAGTTGTTGGGGCGTTGGATTTTGATAGTACCCTTCTCGTTCTTGGAATACTCTACCTCATCACCTACTTGGTATGAGGGGTTTTGTGATTTGGCAAAGGCGGTTCCGAAGTCACCGTTGTCGAAACGGATTTCCAACTTGAACAGGTCTTGCCATTGCCCTTGCGGGGTGATTGAAACGATTTTAGCCATTGTGATTGGTTTTAAATGAATAGATGTGATTGCTGCTCCAAAACCTCGATGCGAGCCTTTAGCTCATCAACTTTGCTTTGTAGTGCTTGGATTTGCGCTTGCTGCGCTTGCATTGTCTGGGTGTAGACGTCTTGTGAAAGTGAGAGTGTCATCTGATTGGTTTTAAGTTTGACACTACAAATATAATCAAGTTTTTGAAACAACCAAACCTTGAAAGGTAATTTCTGCGGTGTCGGGATGGATGTCGGGGTCGTGTTCCATCTTCAGCTTGCGAACGTAGGCTCTTGAGTCATCCTTCACGCCTCCCCATTTGCGGAATGCATCAAGGGCAAACTTAACCGCCATAATCGAATTGTCGATGTCGTAGCGGTAGTTGACCTTGCAGGTGATGTAGACGTGCTGAATGGGTACGCAGTCGTACTCTTGCAGCTGCTCCAACACTTCAGCACAATGCTTATCCTTTGCCTTTGCCCGTACCGTCCAGTGCTTTGATGCGTAGAATGCATTAAGGCTTGGAACCTTGCCCACCACAACGTGGTAGGACTTTAGTTGTTCGGTTGTAGGTATCCGCATTGGATTGCGAAGTGGTGGTCGAGCTTTGCGATTTGAGCGAGAAGCTCCTGCTCTTTGTATTTCGCCTGTTGGCGTTCAGCATACGAGCTACCGCAGTTGGCGAACAGGGAAGCACATTCGGCAAGGATGAAGTCAATCTTCCTGCGCTTGGCGGGATTAGTATAGTACTGCATACTTGACATTGATTCCTTCGCTTGTTGTGCTTTCTCCTGATTGCTCATCGTTTGCTGATAGTTTGGCTTGGCGTTCTAATTCGAATTTCAAGTGGGCGATTGCCTTCTTGATGTCTTGGGTGATGGGGTTGTTAGGCTTCTTCCCCGCCCTCATCAAGTAGGTAAGGGCAGTCCCGAGATTGTAATTGTCGGGCTGGAAGTCCATCACCACATCCTTCGCCTCGATGCCAAGCGTCTTGCCGATGTAGTAGGTTGGTGTCTTGCTCATTTTCCGTTGGTTTGCTCAAAGGTAATTCATCCCAGTACAAGAAGATGTAGTCACTCATTATTTAGAATCAGTATAAATTATAAGAAAATGGTAAAAACTATACATAAGGTGTTGCATATGTAAAGTTTTTTTTGTTTTTTATACAAGTTAAGTAAGTAAGTAAGTTATAATATACCTGAAGGTATATATCAACTCAAGTAAGTTCAAGATACTAACTTACCAAGTACCTGAAAGAAAAAAGAAACCAAGTAAAGAAAAAAGAAGAATCTCGCTTCTAACGCATCCAAATACATCAAGGCATAGAACTATACCCTTTCGCATATAAAGTCGCTTAAAACGGCTCTAATGCACCTTAAAAGGTATAATTACTCCACGAGCTTATCAATCCACTTCTTAATGAAGTAGGCAAACACCAAGATGAAGAGCAACGCACCAATCATCTGGTCGAAGTTCCAGCCCTTTCGTTTCGGCTCTTGCTTGGTCAGCACCTTCGTTTGGGTGACTCGGATGGTGTCGGGCTCACAAACCGCTTCAACGACCACCTTTCGGTCGATGTACTTGAGCTGAAGGCGTACCTTGTCTTGATAGATGGTCGTGTCCTTTAGCACCTCCAGCGTGTCGATAAGGTACTTTGTCTCCGTGACAATCACCGTGTCCTTGACAATCACACTCTCGAGGATGGGTTGAGCAGTACGGCATCCGCTAACTGCCGCAAGAAGTACACTCGTCAGGATTGTCAATGTTGCAAGTCGGTTGAGGTGCTTCCTCAAGTTGGTTAAGCCATTCATCAAAAGGGGAGGTATTTGGTTTTGCCATTGACTTTTACTGCCTTTAGTTTTTGTTTTCGGTTCTTGCCCTCTGCATAACTAACGTGAACCCAAGAGGGTTCTCCACTTGCATCTGGGTACTCATTTATGATTTGGTCGAACTCTACGTTCTCAATAATCCAATCAAGCAACACCTTGTTACCACCCGAATACTTCAGGTCAGCGGCTTGCGCTTGGACGTGCTGCGAGGTCTTTGAGCCTCCTACCTTTCGGTTGACCTCTGGGCTGCGGTACGCACTCGTTACCTCGATAGGCCCTAATGCGTCTCTCGCTGGTTGTAAGACGTTTTCTGCAAGCGCACGAAGGTTTGCCTCTAAATGCTTCGGAAGTGCGTTAGGAAGGCCCGTATTCGTTTGGGTCAGTTCAGCGAGTGAGAAGTTCTTTGTCATAAAATGCTATGCAGTTCGAAGATTATCCGAATTATTTCGCATTGTTGCATAATGTCCAACCCTTTGCGATTTTTAATTTACCACGAACTAAATCTCCAATATGATTTGGAAATACTCCAACATATTTTCCAGCGGCAGTATACGAATCAAAACTAATGACATCAAATCCGTTGGTCAATGTTATTTTGTTCTTTCTGTGATTTTGATGCTTGCCTATCATACTTTGTCTTGGTGTTTCGTTTAATCCATCAAGAGTATATGAGAAGAACCAACCAAGCAATGACTTTGATTTATTTTTAATGTGATGAGTTATGTTTGCGCAATCTGTTTGAATGGCGGCTTCACGAATTGAATCAAAACAAAAAACATCACCATCTTTTGAAAGAGCGTAAACCTTTCTAATGTTTGACGGACGCTTGCCAAGAGTTCCTTCACCACCAAGAGTCATATTACATAAAGTTCCACCATCATCAACCCTTTTGTATATTGAAATTAGCTCACGTTCTTTTTCAAGAGCGAACTCACGACTTACATCATCAAATAGAATTTGTATCTCGTATTCAGATTTTGAAACTATATTCTTCCAATAAGAGTTGCGTTTTGACTTTGCCCTTGAACGGGCGTAATTGTCATCAGTAAGTCCAACGCCAATATAAAATGGCTGATTGGTATCTTTTCTAATGTGTCTATAAACGTATGCCATTAAACTTTTCCTTGACCTCGTGAAGGCTTGACGTACTTCTTGCTCCGCTTGTTGCTGCTTGCACTCTTGGAATGCTTGCCTCGCTTCTTGCTCTTGCTGACGTGACTACTTATCGCCTGTTGCTTTGCCATCTTTAGGGTCTTTGAGGAAGAACAAGGCGAATGCCCCCATTAGAAAGGAACTAACCTCCACTAGGGTGCTTTTCTCAAAAAAGACTAAAACGAAACAAAGCCCGATGATAATCAGGCCAAGTATCGTTGTTTTGGGGTCTTTCCAGATGCGCTCGATAATCACGACTTGCGCTCATTTTTATCACGAAGCCAATCCCTGCGCCACTTCCACAAGGTGTAGGCAAGTGATGCTCCAAGCACCAACAAGCCCATCACCTGATGAACGTAGCTCACCAACAAACCAGCTCCCGTCAAAGACCAAGAGGTGATAACGCTATCTGCGGTCTCTTTAGTCACGATTACTCAATAACGGGTGGAACAGGAGGCTGGCAGTAAGCAGCATCAGGATTCGCTACGCAGAACGCTTGAGCGTACTCTTGGTCTAACGTATATCCCATTGAAGAAACTCCGACAGGGTTAGGCCACACGAGGTAGGCGTTGAAGTCAGCAAGAGGCTCACCTACCCAAACGATGTCAACGGAGAGCTTCGTGTTCTGCTTTACGCATACTTGGTTGTCTTGTTCATCCGTTCCCCATTCGGTACAAAGTTGGCCGAGTTCCACCAAAACCGAAACGAGTTCGGGGTTCCAGTAGGTTTCGCCTTCGGGGTCGGTTCCCGTTTTCTCAATCTTCTTGCGAGCCGTTGCCCATTGCGTGGGGGTTAGCTCGTACTTACGAAATGTCTGTGCCATCTTAAATAGTGGTTAATGCTGCAAGGTCAGCGTTGCTCAAACGGGTCTGGAATACAAGGGCTTGGTTGTATTTAGCATTTACCATATTTGCCGCAGTAGTATTGTAATTTGCCCGTAAAGAAGAAACTGCTGGCACTGTTCCGCTTGTATCTAAACCAATTTGGACACCATTAACATAAAGGGCAAAGTCGTCTTGCTTATATGCCAATGCGGCCTTGTAGGTTGTGCCGCTCACCAAATTGTAACTTGTATCTATCACGGCTTGGTCGGTGGTATTTGCTACGTTGCCTCGTAATTTGCCGCCACTTGTAATCAGAAAACCAATGTAAGTGACACCGCTACCCAAGAAGAATATCCACTGCTGAACTCCCGAAACGGGTGTATTTGCTGGGATAAAATCAACAAACAAAGTTCCCTCTGTTTGGCCTATCAAACTTGAAATGCCAGTTTTTGTAAAATCATCCGCACCCCTTGTCACCGCTGCTCCCAATGTGGGGATGTAACTTGATGAATAGCTTGCCCCAATTTCTACTTGGAAACCCCAAACCGTCCGAACTGAACCAGCGGACGTACCGACAGTGGTTCCGTTTACTGAAAGTGTGCCGTAGTAGGAAAATCCAACACTTGTATTACTTCCCGAATCAGTAGCCGTTAGCGTTACTCGGTAGTAGGTTCCGTAGTCTTCAATTTTTGTAGATGCTGAACCAATCGTTCCCGTGCTAAGCGTAGCCGTTCCGTTTACCGCATCAACAATGGAATACACCACATTTGTAGTGCCTCCAGTAAATAGTAAGGCCATACCTCCGTAATTCGTTTCGCTTGTTTCTTTTTTTACAAAAACTGAAGCGGTTACGGTTGAATTTGCGCTAACGGTAAAATTTTGGTTGATGCGCTTAAAAGTGCCGCCCGTAGTGTCTTGAATACCATCAGCACCGCCATAGCCATCGGGAGCCGTTGCTATGTTTGTGGTGATAGTTGGGCTGTTGGTTTTAGCCCATCCAGCATTATCTATTTGCTCTGACCATAGGCAGACGTTTTGGCGCTGGGGTTCCAGCAACAAACGAGGGCAAGAACTATTAAGGTAATCCAAACGGGGTACGTTAGCCACTGGGCCTACCGATACCGCTGCTGAAGTAGTCGGGATGTAGGATGTTGCTCCGAAGTCAGAAACCTCCAACTGGGCACCCCATAAAAATACCGAAGTTGCCAAAGAGTTAGATTCACCACGAGCAGCGGATGCCGAACTTACAATCTGAACAATAAAGGTATTGGTAGAAGTTGTTGCGGCAGCGGCCGCAATCATAGTGCAGCGGTACCATCCGTTGCCAGCATCTTGAATTGTTGCAGTAACCAAAGAACCAACAGTACCTACAACTCCATTGTTTAAGTCAAAGTTTGCAAATACGTTTAGGCTGCCGTATGGGGAACTACTACCAATAATTTGAATAAAATCATTAGTACCCTTTTTTGCATAAATAGAAGTAGAATAAGTCGTGCCATTTGTAAGGGTTGCTGTGCCACTTTGAATAATTCCGTGTGTAGCAGCGGTGCCATCAGCAGTCCAAGTATCTGCCGTACTCGTTCCATCGGGGGCGGTTGTTGTGTTGGCAGTAACAGAACTCGCACTTTTGGTCCACGAAGCATTATCAAGCGTTTGACTTTGCAGAATCAAATTAGTCCGCACCTTCTCAATAAGCCCATTCGGGGCAATTCTACTGGCGGTGTCGTTGCTGCGGGTGAAGGTGAGGTCGCCCGTGCCGTCTGTTGGTTTAACCGAATATACCTTGCTTGTCTTGTAACCGCTTGGAATTACCACCAAAGAGGCGTCATCGTAAAAACTCATAAATTCTGAATTGCTTGCATTGCACAATAAATGGACTCAACTGTGCCACCATCAGCGGTCACACGAGCAGCATACAACTGGCCAACGGGGTAGCCCTCGTAGACATCACCCCAGCCTATATCATTGATGGCACCATTGCCCCACCAAGTAACAGCGTATACACTACCCCAGCTCACTTCTTTTTCTTCTTGCTTAAAAACACCTTCAGCTTTTGGATGTTGGTATTCTTTACGTTATACTTCATAGATACCATCCGTGAAATGATTGTCCGTCTGTTGGGTACATCTCGCCATTCTGGTTGGCGTAGTATTCTGGAGTGAGGCTGCCGTAGAACGTAAGGTAGCTGACTAAACGCCTGCCGTAGTGTTCTGCCGTATCTCGCTCCTTTTGGATGAGGTACTCCAGCTCGCTCTTGTCGATGCCCTCCGAGTTCTCGCTCTGCTTCTTAAATACACCACCATTGCTCAGCTTGTAAGCAAGAAACGGCATAAGTTCAACCATCGTGTAGTGAACCAATACGTCCTGAACGTACTCCGTCATCAGCGTGAGGTAGTTGCCCGTGAGCGTATTCGCCAAGACATCGTTCTTGAGCTTGTCGTACAGGGCGGTGCCCAGAAGTGCTTGGATGTGGATGTCCTGTGCGGTCTTAATAAACTGCACCATCTGGTCACGGTCTACGTTACCAGAGATACCCGTGCGCTTCACGATGTCATCAGGTGAGATAAAAAGGGCGTATGCCATACCTAATAAACCTCAGGAGTCAGATGTTGCGACTATTTGGGAATGCCGTGTTCACGGGCATACTCAGCCGTGTAGCCTTGATAGTCCGACTCGATGGGAGCAATCGCTACCTCCTTAGCGTTCTTGGGTAGCTTGAAGCCCTGACGTACCGCCTCATTCACGTTGATGATGTCGGTGCCGTTGAGCGTTCCGCCTCCCCATATCTTGCCGTCTTTGGTTAGCTTCTTGCGGTATACCCTGCGCTCCCAGCGGTGGTAGCAGTTAGCACCACCCTTGTAGAGCCATACGCTATACGGCTTGCCTTGCGCCTCTGCGCCTCCATTAGAGCTGAGCTGCTCGATGTCCTCCTTGCGGTATACACGGGCTGCGTTCATCAGCGTAGAGCATAGAACACGGCTTGAGCCGTTGGGACTTCTGCGGGTGCCGATGGTATAGAAGTAACGCACCTTGTAACGCTCCGTGTCCTGCTCGCTCTTATCCTGAGCAGCAAGCTCGATTCGTGAGTTGAGGTATGCCTCTACATCGTACTCCGCCTCCTCATCATCGACAAGCTCAGCATCGACCATCTCGAAGTCCTTGAGGATGTCCTCCTCGCTCTCTCCAATCTCTTGGAGCTTGGCTACCAGTTCAGCAGCAAGCTCCTCCTTCAGAAAAGGGCGGCCATCCCCGCCTCCCTTCTGCGACTTCATCTGCGTGATTACCGCTGATGAGTTACCTGCGAACAACGCTCGTGCAACATCTGGGTCGAACTGAAGCATCTGCACAAGGAATGTGATGGCTTGGTCTTGCGTGAGGACTCCTTCGGTCACGGCACGCATAATATCCAACGAGCTTGCAATCTGCTCTCCGTTGTACGATGCCTCCTTCTGGATGAGTTCCTCCTGAGCCTGCGGGTCTACCGATGCAGGTGCGTCTACAATGACCTCCGTACCTACGGCATCACCCACTTCCTTCACGTCAGCGAACTCAGCAGGGGTCAAGGTCTTAAAGTACAGGTCAAGGTTCACCTTGTTGTAGGCCAGCAGCTGGTCGATGCCCTTTGCAATCTCCTCTTGCTTGGGGCGTATGACCACATTGTCGAGCAGGTTGTATGCGTTCTTAATCTCATCTGCATTGTTGCCCAATCCCGTGTTATCCTTGATACCAAAGAGCATCGGTGAGGTGATGCGGTGAGCCACCAGAATCTTGCTCGTTGATTCCTTTGACAGGAACTCGTACTGAAGGTGGGCCTCCGATAGGGTAACAGGCTCAATCGTTGCAGCCTTCTGGCTATCATCGTTGAACGCCAAGATGTATTTACCTGCGTTGTTGGTTCCGCTCCACTTCTGCTTGATGGCGAAGTCGATGTTATCCTGCTCTTCCTGCGGTGGGATGCCGTTGTTGAAGTTGATAATCATTGACGGAGCGAGTCCGTTCTTGATGTTGTTGATGTGGTAGTTCGCAATCTCCTCCTCGAGTTCTGCGTAAGGCAGGCCGCCCTGATAGTCCACAGGCGAGTAGTAGTACGAGCCGCTGCGGTATGGGCGGATGTAGAGGATTTCTACCTTCTCACCTGCTGCTCCGTAACCGAACGCAGGGATGCGCTCCGCTTGGCTCTTGTTACGCACCTTGCTCCAGTCGTAGGCGTAGTAGTACGCTTCAATCTCGCCCTCATCGTTGCACTTCTCAGCACGCAGCGTTTCAACAGGCATATGGTATACCTCCGCAATCTTGCTCTTGTCAGCCGTGTAGATGACTTGGAAGGCTGCGTTACCGAGCATATAGAAGTCATTGACCACCCGCTTGAGTTGCTCAGGCTGGATGAGTCGCTTAAGCTCCATATATCCCGCAGGATTGTCAGCAGCATTCGCAGCATCAACGCCCTTTCCGAAAATCATATCTACGATTCCCGTGATGACTGCGTTATTGGTAGGGCTGCCGTTGTATCGGTCGATGAGGTACTCAAAGAAGTTATTGTCATCGCCATACTCCACCCAGCTCAGGCGAGGGTTCTCGCTGATTTGTGGCGTGGTGTACGAAGCCAGATTAATGAGGCGAATGTTACTCTCCATAAATTACAAAGTCATTGTTCATTGTGCGCTCTGTCGTTTGCAGCACGGGTTGGTATGTCGCTACGCTCTGACCACTTGGCAGCTTGTAGATTTTATCAGAGGCCAACAGCTTAGTGTTTGTCCAAGACACGGAGAATTCCTGCTCTTGAATATTTGCGGTATATGTTACCTCTACCGACAACGGTGTCGATGTGTAGTTAAACGTCAGCTCACGGGTGTCCGCATCAAAGATAGGCGAAGTGATGGTGTGGTTGGTGACTGCCCTCGTGTCTTTATTTGTTAAAACCAAGAGCAACCGCCAAGTAGAGCCATATCCAGTTAGGTTATCGTTACCCGCCTGCCAGTCACGGATTGGCAAAGTGATGGCGTTCTGAGCATTATATGATAGGAAAATCATACCTAAATAACCCCAANNAAAAGAAAAGAGGGCCGAAGCCCTCTCATCCATCCTAAATACGTGCTGCCCCGTTCGGCAGTACGATGCGAATATACGAATTATCCTCGTACAATCGTAGGCTTTACTCCAGCAAGACCAGCAAACGGGTTGTTTGCAACGGCTCCCTTGAGGAAGTTAGCAGGCGTACGCTCTTGGCCCGTGAGGGTTACGTTGTAGCCAGTCAGGTCTCCCATAGCAGAACCCGTAACGATAGAACCTCCAGTGACTTCCGCCCCGTGTTCCAAGCCCATTACCCAAGAGTTGCCGTTATTGTCTTCTACGACTACAATCGGCTTTGCCCAAGCGAGCAATTTTACTTGGCGAGTGGTCTCGGCAGTTTGCTTCTTGAGAACGATATTCAACACCTGCTCGAAGAAGGTCGTGCCATTGTCACGGCTTGAGTTGATAGCCTGCTCGAAGTTTGAAGTACCCTTCAGTTCGTAGGCGTATGCTGATACTGCTGCCGTAGCAAGCTGGCTGATGACATCCGTGTTGGCGGTGTCGTAGGCCACGTTTGCAAGGTCAAGCGAATTGATAAAGTAGACGTAGTTGAGTCCGCCTACTTGGTCTTTACAAGGCTCGATGCGGCCTAAGGTAAGAGTACAAGACATTGTGTTTTATTTGGAATTAAAAAAGGGGGCGAGGGCAAAGCCCAGCCCCCCTCATTGTTAATCAGTCAGCGAATTAGGCGTAGTAAACCACGTCAGCACCGAAGCCAACCTGAACACCAGCCGTGAAGCGCATAATGAAACGCACGTTCTTAGAGCCATCGAGGTCGCTCATATCGAGTACCTTAACTTCTTGGTGGTCAGAAAGAAGGCCAGTTCCGAAGTACAGGTTAGACTTCTGAGCCAAGACCATCTTGTTGCTGCCCAAGCCAGGAGCGTGGAACACACGAACGCCATCGAAGAACAGGTCTTGACCAGCGTACCACAAGGTACCACGATTGTCAACACCATTAGAACCTTGACCAGATGAAGCGAAGCCACCCAATGCACGGACGTAAGCCTTGTATACGTTGGTAGGAACGTAGAGCATCAAGTCATCCTTGCCGTATACTGCGTTCGGTGCAGCGTCAAGAACCTTACCCATCTCGGTGATTACGTTGCTTGACGTCACGGTCGTAGCAGTTACATCGATAACGGTGGTGTCAGCAGCAAGCAGAGCTTGGAATCCGTTGAACTCACCAGCGTTGGCGGTAGCTCCAGTCCAGATTTTGCTCTCAACCCACTCAGCTACTTTAGCAGCGTTGTAACCGATGAAGTAATCAACGAATGAAGTAGGCAGTTGGTCGAATGCAGAGTAACCCATTTGGATAGCTTCCCAGTCAGACTCGAAGTCGCTCTTGCAAAGCTCCAAGTTTACCTGAAGGAACTCAGGCTGGAGGATGGCTTCCGTCATCGTCAAGGTTGACGTATCGGTGAAGTCACAAGTTTGGTCTTTAACGATGTCGTTCAAGGCAACCTTCTTGAGGACTTCCTTGTACTTGACATTCGGCTTAACGGTGATACCGCCCTTAGCGATGGTGTCACCAGACAAGAGAGCAGCAGAAATGTATTTTCCTGCAAACTCACCTGCGTAAGTAGTAGTGATTGAAGTAGTCGTAGGCATTTTGGCTTACAATTATTTATTGGAACAATTTAGAAAACACTCGGTCTTTAGTATTTGCAACACGCTCTGCACCGATGTGAAACTTCAGCTCGTGTTTCTTTTCTACGGGAGCGGCAACGATGGGCTTTTGAGCAGCCATTGCAACCTCAACCTCAGCGGGTTCTTCAGCAGCTACGACTTCTTCAGCCATCTCTTGCTTCTTACCCATCTCTTGCTTCATCATCTCGACCTCTTCACGGAGGGCAGATACCATCTCTACGAGGTCTTTGATAGTCAATTCGGGAGCCACTTCTTCAGCAGCCTCTACTTCAATCTCAACGGCAGCTTCTTCTTCAGCGGAAGCCTCTTTGATTTCCTTGATGACGCCTTCCTCCTCGATAACGAGAATTCGGCCATCTTCAAGTTTATGCTCGCCAACAGGTGCAGCGACTTTCTCGCCATCACCTCCAACGAGGAATACGTTAGCACCTGCCTCAAACACTTCGGCCTCGACCATAGTGCCATCAGCAAGCGACATAGAAGCCAGCTCTACCTTCTCAGGAGTTAGAGCCAGTTCGATTTTCTTGAATACGTCTTGCAGATTCATACCTAAAAAATTGTTATTAGTTAAATTGGGTATTTTACTCCTGAGCTTTACCGCCAATGAATCCTATGCCTTGTGCTTGCATATCGTTCTTGTCGCAACATCTACGGGAGTAAGTCTTACCATCAGGGCATAGGCAGCCTCTGGTGGAGTTCTGTGGTACGGGTGGTTTCGGCCCTTGATTAAAACCTTTCATATTTTACCGAGTTCTTTAAGTTTAGATTCTGCCCAACGCTTCCCAGCAAGACCACCCCATAGGAGGTAGCTGATGGTGCCGCAGGCTTGGGTATCGTTCTCATCGTAGTATTCTTCGGCTCTTGATAGGTATGAATACATCCGAGTGATGGTCTCAACAGACAATGGCTTGCCTTGTGCGAGCTGCTGCGCTCGTATCTTACCGACAGGCGTAGCGCACTTGTTGCCGTTCTTCTCGTTCAGGTCGATGCCTCGCTGGGCGTTATTGCTCACCGCATCGGGGTAATCGGCATACGACTCCATCTCCAAACGCTTGCCGCTCTTTCTGCGCTTGTCTTCTTTGATGATGGCCTTCGCCATACCCATCACATACTGCTCTGCGATATGCTCGGCCTCTGCCATCTCGATTTGGGCAAGAGCCTCTTGCAGGTCTTCGGCACGCATCTTCTCACGCTGGGCAAACCAGCCCTCAATCGAGAAGCCTTTGACCTTACCCTCCTTGACGTACTCTGTCCAGATGGCCTCGTTGTTCACCTTCATCATCACGACCCAAGTACCAACGGGGTAGTCAAGGCCGTAGGCACGGCTCTTGTCGTTGTTCTCATCCTCGATAATCCAGCTCTCTACCACGCTCAGTCCGTTGAGTTCCTCTGCGTGTTCGAGTGTTGCGTTGTTCTGATTGCCCTTAATCATATACAACTCAGCCGCCTTGCGGATGGTGTCCTGAGAAAAGTACACATAGTATTCCTCACCCGTCTTGTCATCGTAGCGATAGATGGGCTTGTTGGGCACGAGTGCTGCTCCGATTAAGATGCGCTTGTCCTCGTTCTGTACCTTGAACTGGATTTGCTGCTTTGAGAGTGCAATGAACTGCTCCTCGATGGCAGGGCTTTCAACGATGCTGATGGCATCTACGCCCATCAGTTTGTCATCTTCAAGAATTAGCTCGTAGATTTTCATCCTCCGATTGTTGCGCTGGAGCGGATTCTGCGCTCAAGCTGGTTAGCGTTTGTGATGTCTTGGTTTACAACGTAGGCTCGCATCGGTCGACCAAGCAGGCCAGCAAGCTGGTTCTCGGTGTTGCCGAACTGGATGTTCGGGGTGAGCGGCTGTGCCGTAGCGGTAGAGGTTGGGATAGATGGCTGCGAGGTGCGGGTAGTCCCTACTCCTCCGCCCCTTTGGAATTTGGTGGCTGCGATTGCTGCTACCTGTGCGGCACCCGTAGCAGCAACGATTCCAGCCTTCACGAAGTTTGCACCCGTGAGTGCATCCTGAGGCACGGCAAGCTGGGACATAATAGCGGCAGCAGTGTTGGCTACGGCCTCACCAATACGCAGGGCTTTGGTGATTTTAAACGTCTTCTCAGCGTTCTTCTCGTTGCCCTTACCGAGAGCCTCAGTAAGCTGCGCCAATGCACCGAAGGTCTGGCCAGTAAGCTCTACGCTCTTGGCTGCCTGCTCAACCTCACGCTGGCGTTCTTCATCAGCGTACTTCTTTTTGATTTGCTTCTTCTTCTCCTCGTATGCTGCCGTTACATCAGCCGTCCCTTTGCCTGCTTTGATTGCAAGCGTTAGGAGTTGTTGGTATTGTTGGTCTGCTGCTGCGAGTTCCTGCTGCTGAGCAGACAAAGAGGAGGCCCGCATCTGAGCCAGCATATCGTTGTATGCTACTACGTTTTGTGACTGCTGAAGTGCCTTTGCGGCAGCAGTCTTTTTCTCCATCTCAGCAACCTCACGCTCTACCTTGAGACGCTCTGTGGATGCTTCAAACGCCTTCTTCTCACGCTCCTCGATAGCCTTTGCTTCAGCTTCTGCTGCGGCAGTTGCCTCGCCCTTTAGTTGTTTTAACTCGTTTTCAAGTTTCTTTTGCCTGCGGAGCGACTCTGTGCGGAGGTCGTTCACCTTAGCCTCTGCCTCCGCCAAGTTACGCAAGTCCTCATCCGTAGATTCGCCAAGAGCGATTCGGTCTTTTAGGTATTTAACGTATGATTGGGCGTTCCTTTGTTCGGCTTTTGCTACGTTATTCTCAAGCTCAAACGCTCTGCGGACTGCCTTCTGGCGTTCCTCGATGCTCTTGGTTTCATCATCTGCGATGATACGGGCCTTTGCGATTTCTCGGTTGGCCTCAGCACGCATCTTGATAAGGTCACGCTCTCGGTCTTCAATATCATCGAGCTGCTTCGCTAACGCTGCTCCTGCTTTTGTCTCTCGTATAATCTCATCACCCAAGCCTGTGAATGCCTTTTTTACGCCCTCTACCGCACCGCTGAAATCACCGCTGAATAGCTTGAACAACGACTCACCCAAGCCGACTACTCGGTCGATTACGACCTTGACGGCAGCAGATACTCCACCCATAATCTCAGCGAACTTATCCGCACCACGAGAGGTCTGGGTGAAGTAGGTAAACAGAGAGCCAAGCGCAACCACAAGCGCACCCAATCCCGTAGCGATGAGCGCACCCTTGAGCGTGGTCAATGATTTGAGGAACGTACCAACGCCACTCGTTACGGCTTTGAAGCCAGAAGCAGCACCACCCGTAAACTTGTCAATGGCCTCCGTAGCAGAGGTCATCGTGTCGTTCAGGGCATCGGTCTTCTTGTTGGTGTCACCGAGAGCCTTGTTCAGCTCCTGTACGTTGAGCAGAGCCTCCCCGTTCTCGACCCTTAGCTTGATAACTTTCTCGACCGCCATTGCCTCTTAATTTGTTGCTTCGCTTCTTGCCAGCTTTCAATGACTTCCCACTTGCCCTTTGCGATTTCAATCTCCTCGCATATTCCGTAGTGGTCACCCTTTAGGCCAGTAATTAAAGAACCTATATTCATAGTATTTGCTGTCTTTGAGCCACGATACTCCACGTCTCAGCCACCTGCGTACCGCCCGTGTGGGTGAGTTCTAAGTAGGATGCGAAGCCATTGGTCTTTTCAATCGTGAGGTGGTAGCGGTCAGGGCCTAAGTCACGAAGCGAGTGGATGGTATCGCCTGCTGCTCCACGCACAATAGAGTACTCTGCGTGGTACGAATAGGTGTTGCAGGTATAGATGATTTGAACTATCTGCGTGTCACCTTCCGCCATATCGAACAACGGGGTGGCGTAATTGTGCAGCGGGACGCATCTTGCACTTGCATTCTCAAGGTCGCTTGTTGCTTCGTACCAATACTGCGTATTTGTGGGGCGAGTGGTGTGCGTAGTCACGTTGGCGATTGGGGCCTTCTCAAGGCCGACCAATCCTTTTGACTTAGCCGCCACATATTTGCTCGTGCGCCAGTAGCAGGTATTGTCGCTCCACTTGTAGCCGTAGAACTCGCAGCATTGTTGCGTAGCGGCTCCGCTGAAGCTCACGGTGCCGTTATTATTCAGCCCAGTCACCGTATTCGCACAGAGCGATGAGTTCACAAACGATGCACGGAATAGCTCGACCTTAGCAGTCATCTTGTCGGGGTCGTACCCGCTTATCTTATTGATGCGCCAATACTCGCCATCGTAGTACACTTGGTCGTTCAGATTGAGCTGGAATAACTCCGAAGGCTCCATCACGATATTCACCTCCATCATCACCGCATCGCTTGCGTAAAGCTCAAGCAGGTATGTGGCGTAGAAGTCCGTGAGGAGGTTGTTCTTTGGCGGCTTGGTGCCTTCCACTTGTGGGATGCCATATGTTGCGGTGAACGTACCACCATAGGTCATATTGAACACGGGGTACTCGTTCTGCGTTTGGAACGTACCATCGGCACTACGGAAGATGTAGTAGTCGGAGGTGCCGTTCAAGCCGTTGTAGTACAACAGGCGTGGCGGTGAGTCGATAGGCTTGCCCTCAGCATCGAACATCTGAATCACCTCGAAGGTGGTGTTTGAGTTGATGCGGTTGGTGATGGTAGCAGCAAACGGGGTGTCGATGACAATCTCGCTATCTGCGAACTCGTTGTTCGTGTCATCTACCTTTACGCTTCCGTGCGGTATGCCGAATGCTGAATTGTAGGCGTTGTCGAGAATCGAGTTGCCGTTAGCCATCAGCATCTTGATGCTCTTGCCTTGCAGCTCGGTGGTAGGCTTAATCGTTACGGGCTGGGTGATGTCTACTATCTCATTCCAGTTGCGTACCGCACCATCCCCAATCCACTCATCGTAGGCGTAGATGTTTAAGCGGTTGGGTATCTCCTTGCTCGGAACGAACACGAGGTTGAACATCTTAGCCAAGCCAGCAACGAAGTCCTTTTGCTTCATCTTAGGCAAAAACATTGATGGGTTCACATCTTGCCCTGTGGGGTAGTCAGGTGCGCTGATGACCGTCATCTGGCAGCTGGAAGCAAGCGTACCTCCCGAATCGATACCGCCAATACGGAACGACACAAGGTCGCTCGTGGCGAGGCTCATAAACGAATGCACGAAGTCAACAGAAAACGCACCGCCCGTGATGATGTCCTTGCTCTGGATGGCGGTATTACCCAAGTACATCGTGATTTGGTACATCCGATTTCCCGTAGGCGAAGTGATGCTTCCCTGTACGTTGAACTTGTACTCTCCTACGATGGGCAGCTGGTAGCGGTAGGTGCCCGTGTTGAAGTTGTTTCCGTTATCGTATACCTCCGTGTTGAATTGGATGATGCTCGGTGTGGTAGACGTAAGCTCAGGAATCGAGAGCGAGGCACTTGAGTATACCTGCGCCAAGCGGTCATTGAACGACTGCTCCAAAGGCACAAGGCCTTCCTTGTTGTAGCACAACAGGTAAAGGCTCGTGAACTTGAGGTTATCGAAGATGCCTATGTTCGGGTCAATCGTATAGCCTGCCTCCGTGAGTATTTGCTCAAGCACGATGCTCGCCTTGATGCTTGGGAAGAAGTCGGTCTCCCACATCGGGGTGGTCAGCTGCTGCGGGCTAAATAGCGTATCGCTTGCAAAGACACGGGTATCGACAGGAGCATAGACAATCTCGCCACTAAACAGGCCATCGCTCCAGCTATCGGTGATGTTCTCGTAGTTGAACGTGTGGGTGTATGAATCGAAGTCCAGCTCACGCAGCTCCTTCTCGCCTACGTTGCGAGCGAAGCGGGCGTTCTCACCAGCGACCAAGATTTGGTACTGCTTGGGTACACCCCTGTCCATCGCCACATCGAGCAGCTGGAGGTAGCCGCTTATCATCGTGAGGTCATCCGAGTATAGGGTGACATCCTGCTTGGCGTATGGGTTAAACCCACCGCTCACGCTCACATCGTAGTAGTGCTTGAAGAACTGATTGTTCACATCCGTAGCGGGTACGGAGAAGCTCTTTGAGATGGGGCTGAAGATAACCGCAGGGTCACGCAGGTCAGCAAGGTTGTAGTCGATGCTGATGCTCTCATCTGCGTACAGGTCAAGGTAGCCTGTTGATGTCTGAAGCGTTAGAGCCATACTCGGTTCTTTACTTGTGCTGCGTATTCGAAGCTGAAGGTGTACTGCACGAGGTTATCGTTGAGGCTGGTCTTGTATTCCACCTGAGTGTCTTTCAGGGTAACGTACCGCTCCTCCTCCACCAAATATACGGCATTTGATAGCAGCATCTCTTTGACCATCTGGTTATACCCATCGTTGAGGAAGCCCGTGTTGAGTACGATGCTATCCCGTCCGAAGTTGTTGAAGGTCTTGGTCGGTGATGCGGTTGCTGCGTTGTACGTCCAAGTGCTGCTACCGATGGTGCCTACGTTGGTTTCGTAGGTCTCTTTGCTCGTAGCCGTTGAGGTTGTGCTTTTCTTGAACGCTACGATGTAGTCCCAAGCACCCCATTTGTTTTGATAGGCGATGGTGTATGGCGTGTAGCGTGGCTCACAGGTAGGATAGAAGCGGCAGGTGTATTCTGCGTCATCAACGCCAAGCTCAAGCAGCGCAGCATCAAGGCAGCCAAGAGCCTCGCAGGTGCCTCCATCGGCCTTCACACGTTGGGCGTATGCGGTGCTGACAAGGTTACCAAGCGACAGGTCGTAGTATAACAGATTCGCTATATCCTCAGGCTTGGGGTCAAGGGCTGAGTCGTTGAGGTTGGCAGGGCCAGCAGGCAAGAACCAGAGCTTGTCGGTTGAGTCGGTGGAGTCCACCGCTCCTAAGTCAGCGATATCGATGACGGCACTCTGCCCGTCTGAGTATTCCACCCGCATACCATTAACCAGAGCAGGCACGACACCGATGGTCATAGCCTGTCCCTCTTGGATGTATTGCGTGGTGCTGCCGCTGGTAAGCACTCCCGTTGCGGTTGTTGCGTTTACGCCATCCACGAACTCGGTGTAGCCGTCATAGGCTTGGATGGTGTTGGATGTTGCGCTTACCGAAGCAACGCCTCCAGCGGTCGTATACTCACGGAACTTGACCTGCACGTTGACCACTGTCTGCTCATTGTCGGTAGCGGTTCCTGCTGCGTGGTCGATATCGGTCTGTGAGAGGTACGAGCTTACGATGTTGCTCACATCAAAGTAGCCGTACAGGTTGCTCACCGACTCCTTCGGCTTGATGAGGCGGTAGGCATACTGCGCTGGTACGCTTGCGCTTGAGCCAAACCAGATGAATACGTCAGCAACGTACTTGAATCCAGCGTTGCCTGAGTTGTTTGAGCTTACCGCATAGACCATAGGGCTGCCTGCGAAGGAGCGGGTGGTCGGCTGCTGGTTGATGGTGATAGCCATTACTTGTACTTTTTATTCAGTTCGTTGATGGTGAACTCCAAGAAGTCCTCCACGTCAAGGCCGTAGGCCTGCTGCACCTCAGCAGGTAGCTTCTCGAATCCCAGATTAAAAGGTCGAGAGTAGAAGTCAGAAGGCTCGATTCCTTTGGCCTTTATCTTAATCATCACCTTGCGAGCGGTCTCAGCATACGACAGGAGCTTGCCCTTGTTATCACGGAACTGAAAACGCCTGCGAGCAACCCACGCATAGATGGGGCCGAAGGGGGGCATTTTCCCTGCCTTACGTCCCTTATCTACCCACTCACCATACTCAGCCATCAAGAAGTCAAAGTCGAGGCTATTAGGGCCTGTGGTTACTTTGTAGTCGAGCGAGTTGTAGAGGTTATTGGTGACGTTCTTTTTCTTACGGGTTAGGTTCTTGCGGCTTTCAGCCACGAGGTACTTCCCGAACTTCTCAAGAGCAAGTCGGGTATTCTCCGCTTTTTTGAGGTCAGGGCTACCCTTAGCCATTTAGCAGATGATGGTCGGGTTGGGCGTTTCGATTTGCAACGTGGCCTTCCACCCGCAGAGCGTGTTCTCGAAGTCCTCATCGAACGGCTCACAGGTGGGGTCGTTCACAAGGCGGAAGCCATCAGAGTACAGGTCACCCCTGCGGAGGGAGGCTATCATCTGCTGGAGCGTGAACAGGCTACGGTGGTAGATGTCCTGCTTCTGTGCTACGCCCTCAAACGAGTAGGGCGGGATGTTAGGGTCTTCTTTGGAGTAGTCCACCACGTCCATTACAAGCACGTCAATCGAGTAGGTAACGGTGCGCTCTTGGATGTCTGCCGTTCCCGTGAGGATATGGCACAGGGGGAATAGGGTCATCTTACGCATATCCACGTCAAAGATGTTGCCCCACGTTACAGAGTTTACATACGATGCGGATTCGGCTGCTGATTGCAGAGCCTCGCATACCTGATAGTAGCCGTACTTCATAAATAGAAAACCCCTTAGCGGCTATTCTGCCGTGAGAGCTGGGCCTCCAGTTTCGCCTTGTCGGTTTCGTAGGTCACCCACATCAGGCATTGGTACAGAGGTAGGTCGGTTACCGCTTCAAGATTTTGTACAGACCCCGCAGCAAGTTGATGGATGACTGCATACCATCCCCATCGTTTTCCGAAGGCGGTTCTTGCATCGAGGATTTCTCTTGTTTCGCCACTTGCCTCAAATAGGTCAGAGAAGACATTTGCAGTCCTATCTCTAAACGATAAAAAAAAAGCAGCGCACCTTGTACAATGTCCATCGTGATGTCCTCGAATGCTGCTCCATCGTGCTTATCTGGGTGGTACTTTTCTATCTCGTGCCGACCATACTGCTCCTTTACCACAGGTCGGTACAAGATGCCAAGCCACTTGTGGGCGTTCTTGATGGGGTCTTTCATATACTCCTCCAAGTCCACGAACTCACCGAGCGAGATGTCCTCCAGCTTGGGATGGAATCCGTACTTCGTGCCACCGATGGTCACGAACCGCTGGAGCGGTGGGTTCTCGGTGAACACCCCTGCGATGATGGTCTTGATGTCCTCCAGCTCACTGACGGGGAACGATGCTTGCTCATCCTTGTCGATGCCGCAGAAAATAGCAAGGGCCAAGTCCTCAGCGGTGTCATCGGTAGGGTTAGCACCCATAAACCTTTGGAAGTCCTTGAGCTTGATGTCAGCCCATACGGTGGGGACGCTTATTGTGCGTAGCATTGTTGGCGGGTGTTATTGATATTCTCAATCGAGTAGAACTGCACGTCCTTGTGGAGTTGCTCGGCTAACGCCTTGCATTGGTCAGGGTCGAGGTTCTTGAGTTGCTCCTCCCAGTCGGCAGGGCCTTTGCATAGGATGGCGTTGCTCTCGTTTAGGAAGGGCGTATATGGGTGCATATCCTGTGCGATGATGCACGTCTTGGTGAAGCCAGCCTCGATAGCCTTGAGGTTGGACTTGCATCGGTTAAATGCGCTTGGCGCAAGAGGGGCGATAGAAACGTGAATCTTTTTGTAGAGCTTGCCGTAGTCAGACCAATCAGCCCGCTCGAACTCATTAGAGGCGTTTAGCCGCTCTTTGTAGTGCGGGATGGAGTACGAGTTCAACCCTGCTAAATTGATGCGATTATACGCCAAGTCCTCATCGTGGTGTAGCGCACCCATATAGCCCACGTTGAAGCCATCCTCCTTCTCAATGTCCTCCCATTGCCCCCTACGGGTGTCGATGGCGTTAGGCAGAATCCAGATGGGCACATAGGGATTCTCCTTCTGTATCTTCTCAGCGAGGTAGGCGTTGGTCGTATGTATCTCATCCGCTATCTTGATAGTCCAGATGATGTCCTGCGTTTTTTGGCTGCTGCGGTTTGCGTGGCTTCGGGGCAGCAACCACCAGTCATCGAGGTCGAGGATGAGCTTGATGTTGTTCTTCAGCAGCATCGCTTTGAACGCTCGGTGGTTCTTTGAGCTTACGCCACGATTGACCACGAGGTGAGTCATCACGTCCTTGTACTTGTCAATCTCATCAAGCTGCCCGAACTTGACTAAGAAGCCTCGCATCAGCAGGTCTTCGTATGGTATCTGGAGTCGGTGGTAGAATACGCCACCTTGTTGGCCTGCTACAAAAATCATCGTACTGAGTATCGCCCGAAGTTGGGATTGTTTTTCTTGCTAAAGATAGCGTATCGAGCTGCATCGATGCAGTTATGCACCAAGACTCCGTTCGCATAATATTCGTGACATTCGTCAACCATCAAGTCATAGACCTCTTCTTCTTGCTCGTAGTGCCTTTGCTTTGCAGTTAGGATGACAATACTTTGAAGTTCCTGCGTGACGGGTTTCGTATTTCTTTCCGCATTGCTGACATTCAAGAGTTTTGTAATCACGAGACTCCCAAGCCTTTTTTCCGTTCGCACTATGCCACTCAAGACCTTCAATAGAAGAGTGCCAAGATTTTGCGGACTCAACTCCAGCTCTCCAAAATGCTTCAAACCATTCTTTGTTTTGCGTGCGAAGCTTTCCTTCCATTTTGAGATGCTCTGACGCTTCAATGAGTTGTAGGTTCTCAATAGCATTGTTTTGAGTGTTGCCATCAACGTGGTGAATGTGGTAGCCTTTAGGTATCTTACCGTTGTAGTACTCCCAGACCACCCTATGAAGTCTTTTGCTGCCCCTACTGAAGTATCGTTCGTTTGGGTATAAGTAGTATTGCTTCCCGTTAAACTCTTGTGTAGGTATAGTACATCTCCCTTCTTTAGGTCTTTGATTTGCTTCCATCCGTTTGTTGTTTTTATTTTATGACTTTCGGTGCAGGTCAATTCAACAACAATCGTGCCGAATTGCATCAAGTATGTATTCACTTGTTTGAATCCGTTATCAAACCTGCAAACAACACGCCTATACCCTTCGGATGTAAGAACCATATCCCAAGCCGTCACGTCTTTAATCGGCACATCTCCCCGCAACGTACTAATCATCGTATCGCCAGTGAAGCAGTGGTTAAAAGCATCGATTGGTTTGTTCAGCAGGTTACCGTTCTTATCCTCTACCCATTTGTAGTTACGCATTTCCTTTTCGAGGTTGGTGCTGCGTGGTGTGATGAATAGCTTGTAGCGTTTCATTATGTCGATTCCTGCGTTCACCGAGTCTGGGCCTTTGGTAGTGGGCTTGATGTTGAAGCCCCTGCGGTATAGCTCCTCGATGGACTTAGGCTCTGCGCTATCGGCATACACCTCGCTCCTTCTGTCGATGCCTATGGAGGTGAATAGGTTGGCGATGTCGTTATTGGTCATCCCTGTGCGGTAGACAAGCTCATCAAAGTAGAGGTTTCCCTGATGCTCGTATGCTGCTACCAATGCAGTTGGGTCGTTGGTAAATCCAAAGTCAAGGCCATAAGCCAAGAGCTTGGCGTTCTCAGGCACGTCCATCGTGCCGAACTGGAAGATAGTGGCTCGGCTCATACCACGCTCACCCAAGCCATAGATACGCCAGTAGTCCTCATCGGTATGCTGGAGGCGTTCAATCTCCTCTACAATCGAAGCATTGAGGAAGGGGTTATCCTTGTATGTGGACTGGATGTAGGTGACATCATCACGAGTCAGCAGCTTGTCGTATATCCAGTGGAAGGCATCAGAGGGATTGTAATCAATCCATATCTTGCCCGTTGTACGAACCAAGAGCTGAAAGAAGTCCTCCCAAGAGAGTTCATTCGCCTCGTTGCAGAACAGGTAGTCACGCCTTGCGCCACGTTTCTTTTGCGGTTGGTCGAGGCTGATGAACTCAAAGAGGTTGCCGTTGAGTGTGTAGGTATAGTCGCTCTTGTTGTGGCGTGCCTCATCGTAGAGGTCAAGGTTGCGTAGGATTTCAAAGAAGTCCCTGTACGCAGTCATCTTGAGTGAGGGTAGCGACTTACGCACAATGGAGAAGACCTTACCCTTTTCTTGCATTGCGAGAACCACGAGCAGTTGTAGAATAGAATATGTTTTCGAACTACGGCTACCACCTTGATTCACGGTGATGCGTGTCTTGGAGTCCCAGTTCCTTTCGAATACAGGGCCTACCTTAACTTCCAGAACGGACAATCTCTACTTTGATTTGGGTTAGCTCATCCGATACCTCGTGTGAGTTCTCGACTCTTGCGAGCTTGGGGGTGGTGTACTCCGCCATCTTGTTCAGAAGGTCGAGTGCGCCCTTCGGGTCATCGGCTGCAACTTGCGTGAGCCAGATGGTCATATTCTCAAGGTTATCCTCGATGAGCTTCTGGAAGGCCTCACGGATTTTGGTGGTGCTTTTGTTGGGGATGCCTGCTGGTCTGCCTGCGGGGTTGAGGCTTGGGCCTCCCTTTACGATGTTGGGGTTACCTTTTGGCATTGTTTGGATGTTTTCTAAATAACCTACAATTTACTCATTCGCAGAGCGTGAACTGCTAAGAGCATCTCTTTAGTGAATGTTGTACCGAAGTCAGCTTCGTGATGGCACTTACCACATAGGGCCATTAAGTTCTCTATTACGTCTCGACTCTTGCTTCCGCCCATTCCTCTTGGAACTATGTGGTGGACTGAGTTCGCTGGTGCTTGGCATACCTCGCAACAAATGAAGTCGGTTACATCGTAACCCATTCCATCAAGATAAACTTTTGTATGTTTTTTCATTTTTGGTAGAACCAGCAATCATCAATGAACTTGGCGTGGGGTAGTAGCTCATCTACTGCTTGGATGACTCCATTCCAATTTGGGTGGTAGTCATCTCCCGCTATGAAGCCTCCCTTCTTTACTTTGGGCAGCCATAACTGAATATCCAGCTTAACGGCATCGTATGAGTGGTCAAGGTCTATGAATACTACGTCAAGGGATTCGTTCTTGAATTTCTTTGATGCGGTCTCGGATGTTGCTTTGATGGCCTTGTACTTGCGCTCACCCATATTCTCGGTAAAGAGCTTGAAGATGTCATCCGTCTTTGCGAGTTGGTAGTACGAGTCAAGGTATTCAGCCGTTCCCTTGAATGAGTCAATGATTATGATTTCTTGGCTTGTTGCTTTGTCACACAGGTACGATGATGATTTGCCGAGCCAAGCACCCAACTCAACGAAGGTTCCGTCTTTGGGCATTGCATTAAGCAAGAAGTCGTAGGTCTCTTGATGGTTAAACCATCCGTCTATTTGGTCAGTAGTTTTCATCCAAGAGCGTTGTAGTAGCAAAGATACGCCTCTACGCAGATAAGGTTGGTTAGGCCTGCTGCTGCGTTAGCGAACTGCCCATCTGCCTCGTACATATTTGCAAAGCGTAGTCCCTTTAGTTGGGAAGGTCTGAACATAAAGGAGGCGGTGTCGATGTTCCCGACTCTTGGTTGGTCGGTAGGTCGAAGCCTTCCCTCCTGTCCCCAAGTAACGATGCCAGCATTTAGGTAGAGGAGCGACTCCAGCTGCTGGACAAACTTCGGATGTAGTACGTTATCATCATCAAGAAAGTATACCCAGTCATCTTCGGTGAATTGGTCTTGGTATAGGTCTAAGAACTCGTTGCGTAGGGGGTGGCCCCAGAATCCAGTCTTGCGGGAGTAGTGGGTGACGTTTGCACCGCTTGGTGCTTTATGGTCTGTCGAGGCATCCATCATTACTACCCACGTCAATGCTTCGGGTATGGACTTTCGGATGGTTGCGAGGTTCTCTGGTCGAGAGCAAGGCGTGACAATGTATAGCATCACTTATTTGACTTTCTTAAGTTTTCTATTGCCCACAAGGGCTGAAGGTTCGTATAGTGATTTAACTCCATTACTTGTTCTTCGGTTGTTGCGGTAGATAGTGGCTTAATGTGGTCAATGTGCCACTCACCGTAATTTTCCCAAGTCATTCCTTCTTGAAATTTTGACTCAATGTATTTTTTAAACTCATCACGATTTAATCCGATTGACTTTGTCGCACTTAAGTTCCTTTCTTCTGAGATTGATTTGCAAAGCGCACTGACTCTTGAGCGAATACTGCAAACGATTCTGTAAACAGGGTCAACTTGTTTGCGCTTTTGTTCAAGTTCATTCAAACGCTTTTGATTTTTTTTCTTATACTGCCTTTGATACTCTTTTAATTTTTCAGCATTTTTTTCAGTCCAACGCTTCTTGCCATCCTTTTCTTTTTCAGTTGGCTTGCGCTTTCTTTTGTATTCCCTAATCTTGTCAGCGTTGGCTTCTTTCCATTTTTTTATAGTCTGCTTATTCTTTTCAGAATTCTTCTCTCGCCACTCTTTGTTCTTTTGGTTTGAACACTCCTTACAATAGGAATGCTTACCATCGGG